CGAGGGCGAGAGAGTCGAGGGAGAAGTCTCTCACGGCAGCCGCCAATCTTCGTCGTGCACCTCTGTCGCGTACATGGCCAGAATCTCTCGGGCCCAGGCCACCTTATCTTCGACGCGCTGACCAAACTGCACTGGCGCATTGAGGGCCCCCACCACGGCAGCGACGAACTTTCGCTGGTACTCCGGAGACGTCCACTCACCGTCAATCAGGGTGGCCTTCGGATACCCCGCAAGCGTCTCTGGCAGCGCTGCGATACTGCTCGTGACGATATGCAGTCCTGCAGCTTGAGCCTCCATGGCTGTTATGCAACTTGTTTCAGTGAAGAATGTTGAATATCCCCATACCTTGGCCGTCAGGAACTCCTGCGTAAGCCGTTCCTGGCTAACCCGCCCGTGGTAGTGCACGCCAGGCGCCTTGACCTGCTCCTCCAAGAGCCGAATCGAGTCCATGGCCAACGGGTCATTCGCCGCGACCTTCTTCCAATTGTCGAAGCCGTAGAACAGGTGAAGCTCGGCCTGCGGCACCTGCTGCCTAATGCGTTTGAAGCATTCCAGCAGGACTGGCCACGAGCGGTCAGGCGATGAGCTGTTGACTATCTTGTGCGGGTTGCGCGGCGGCGACGCTTTGAACCTGTCGAGGTCGATGCCGTTGCGCGTGACGATGACCTGGTCTGGGCTGATGTCGTGGGCGCGGACGAGGTAGTCTTTGTGCCATTGAGATAGTGCAACAAGGCGGTCATAGCGGAGCAGGCGGGAGGGACTGGCTCCAATCGCCGTAACGTCATGGCACCACAGCAGGCGCAAGGACGCGTGGCCAGCCTCGTCCACGTACGGTGCTTGTCGAGACACGACGAGCACGTCGCATCTGACGCCCTGGAATCGCTCTTTGTTTTTCCACTCCGCGCCATCGTACGTTCCTTCCTTCGTCGGGTCTGCGTAGACCGTGACCTTGTGCCCCAGCGCAGCAAGATGCTTGGCCATGTTGGCCAGCATCGTCTCTGAGCCGCCGATGCCGGTAGCCTTGATGCTCTCGGGGTCCCATCGCTCCCACGACGCCGTGACGAACACGATGTCCAGGCACTTGGGGTTGTAGCTGCCGGCCTCTTTAGGGCCACTGGCCGGCGAGTGGAGGCAGGTGGCGGCTTCCGCCTGTGACGAGGAGTCGGCGGGGTCGCCCTTCCCTAAAGCTTTCTCGTACTCCACCCGGTTATGCCGCAACAGCGGATGCTCCGGGTTCCCCTTCAGCCCCTCCAGCGTGCTTTCGTATGCCTCCTGGGTCCTGCCCAGCTGGTTCAGCGCCACGTTCAGATAGACGTGGAGCTCATGCCGCGCGGACTCGTCGGTGAAGAGCACCGTCTTGGTGGGCGGCGCGTTCAGCGCCATGCGTGCGTAGTGAACGCAGCGCTCCCAGTTCTTCAGGTAGTAGAACTGCCGGCAGATGGCGTAGCAGCTCTCAAACCAGTCGCAGACCTTCAGCGCCTCGAAGGCCCAGTCCAGCGCCTTGGCGTATTGCCTGCGCTGCTCGTGGATCTGCACCAGACGGAACAGCGCCTGCGCCTTCTCGTCGGGCCAGCCCGTGTTGCCGACGTACTTGGTTAGCCAGGTTACAGCTTCATCGAGCTCCCCAACATTGGCGTACTCCAGGCCTATGTAGAATTGGTTCCGGACGTCGTCCGGGTTCTGCGCCATCCAGCTTTTGAGGATGCGCAGGTTACGCTGCGGCTCCTGGGGCTTGGCATTGAACTGGCGACGGTGGCGGACTCCGCACGCCTCAGAGAGCACCATGTTGAGTGGTTGGCCCACAGGCACGAGAACCTCATGAACCGGGTACTTCCAGGCCATAGCCCCGCGCGGTGAGAACAGGCGCTCGCGGTACTGCCGCACGACACATCGCCCAAGATGGTCGTAGGCGTACTCGTACGGGAACAGGTAGCAGGTGCCCTGCGGCGCCTTGCACAGCTCATGGAGCTTCTCCCCACCGTCAAACAGGTCGTCACTGTCCAGCCACATGACCCAGGGCTGCGTGGCCAGCTCGAAGCTGGCGTTGCGCGCTGCTGAGAAGTCCTGGATGCGCCCCTCAGCGTCAAAGACGCCGGGGACGCTCTTGGGGCTTAGGGTGACGACCTGCTCAACGAACGGCTCGACGCTGGCCACGGTTTGGGCCAGGTGCGGATCATCGTCGCAGATGATGCAGACAGAGACGGGAGCTTTCAGGCGTCACCTCTCCAGGGCTGGTGTCATTCCCCTGGGTACAGTGCAGCCGTACACGAGTCCGCTGTGCCATGTCAAGCCAAAGTGTGCCGCTTGGCACAGGTGGTGTTACGCGCGCGGGGGTGAGACGCTGTTGAGACGCTCGTGACATTATGTCAATCGCCTGCTATATCAACGCCATGATGCATCACCCCGGCGTAACATTCTGTGCCACCTGTGCCGCGGACGGCCCTGGCCACGAGCGGGGTTGCCCGATGAGCCTGCCGACCCTCCACGAGCATGCCGATTGCCGGGCCTGGGATGGCCCTAGAATCGATTTTTCGCTCAAGTTGGGCCTCCGGTGCCAGTCGCTGCCCCAAAGGCCCTGGAGAGCAGGTCAAGCGGCGCAGGCTCGGCCGGCGTTGAGTCTCGGCGGCGAATCAGCGCTGCCGTAGCCTTGGCGCCCGGCGTGGCGTTTGGTGACACTTGCCGATTGTCACCAAACGCTGGCTTGCGCTCGAATTGCGGCGCCTTGCGAATCCAGCCAACGAGGGCGGCCTTCCAGTCCGCGCTGGTTCGGCCCCTGTCCCGGGCGTAGTCCAGCATCGCCCTTACGTCGTCCTTGGTGGCCATGCGCACGCCGCCGCTGAAACATCGCTGCCGGATATCGTCGTCCAGCTCGATGGTCTCCGGCGGATAGGTCATGCCGCCGACCGAGGGGCCGAGAGGCCTGGGAACGGGGGCGAGCGCGACAACCCCCGATTCCCTCTCGGGCTCTCCCTCCGATACAGAATCAGAGACAGAGAGAGAGACACAGACAGACGGTGACGCGGGACATCCGCGGGACTCCCGCGTCACTTTTTTGTCCAACAGACGCTTGCGGTAGGCAGCTTTGCGGGCCGTCTCCATGTCCTGCTGCTCTCGTATCTCTTTGCCTTTCCTATTCTTTTCTAGATAGTTGCGGGGGTAGTAGGCGTCCCCCCGCTCCTCCAGCATGCCGACTTTCACCAGCTCCACCGCGATGGCGCGACGAGCTTCGAGTGGTCCCCAGAGTGCGTGCTTGCCGATGAGTCCGTCGTCACTCCGCTGGCGTTGGAGCGTGACGATGGCCCGCCAGTAGAGGGCGTGCATGGCCTCCCGCATGGTCTCCCGGAGGGTCCGGGGGAAGTGCGTGAGGTCGGCCCCCGCGATGCGCTCGTGGTCCAGCAGATCGAAGTTGTAGCGGCACCACTCGCTCACTTTGACCCCACATTTGCCGTAAATAGGGGGGTGTGGTTCACCCGTGGTTCACGGGCCTTTTTGACAATGCACGGCACATCGGGAAAACATGCTGTCAGATGCCTCTTTGATGAACGGCCTTTTAATCCGTAGGTCGCGGGTTCAAGTCCCGCTGGGCCCACGACGTTTTTGAAGATTCCCCGAGTAATTGTCACTTTTGATGTCCTTTGCGTCCGTCAGAGCCCTTGCGAGTACGCTTCCGTTGGTTCACCCGTGGGTCACGGATTTGGGCCTCCATCTGCTCTCCAAGCTGGAGCATTCGGGCCCGGTTGTAGACGCGGTCGACCATCGCGGTGCTCTTGTGGCCGAGCAGCTTGGCGACGATGTGGGGAGCCACTCCGTCCTCCACGAGTTGGCTGGCGAACGTTCGCCGAAGGTCGTTCCAGGTGACCGGCTTCATGCCGAGCGCCTTGCATGCGACAGCCAGGTCACGACGCGCGTTGCCCCATGAGCGAAACGGCGGCTCGATGGCGGTGAGGTACTGCCGGAAGTGCGACGGAACCGGGATGGTCCTGTCGCTGGCGTCGGTCTTGGTGCCATGCAGGTGAACCGTCCAAGCCTTGCGGTCGATGTCGCCGGCAATGGCTCGGTTCCACTCCTTGCGCCTGGCCCCGGTGCTGATGACGAACGCCACGACCTCACGCCGGGAAGGGGAGAGCTTGCCCAGGAGCTTCGCTGCCTCCTCCCGTGACAGCCAGCGCTCTCGGGGGACGTAGTTCGGCACAAGCCGAGGGGGTTTCAGAACGGCAGGGTCAAGAGCGAACCTGCGACGATGGCGCGCGCTCGACAGGATACCCCGGAGCGTGATCCATTCTTTGTAGATGGTGGAGTCAACGGCGCCTTCTTCGCGGCGGGCGTTCACGTAGCCGCCGACCATCGCGGCATCCAGTGCGGCCAGCCTGGTCTCCGCACCAAGTAGGCGCATCAGATTGCCGGCCTTCTGCCGGTACATGAGCAGGGTGCCCTCGGCCAGGCGGTCCGCCCGACACTCTGCGATGAAGGTCACCCACTCGCTGTTGAGCGTGGCTTCGTTCGAGGCCGCGTATACGGGGTCGATTCGTTCGCGCTCCCATCGGGCGGTGACGAGCTCGGCGGCTGCTCGCGTCGTGCATCGCGTCGAGCGGCGGATGGTCCTGCCGCCCTCCGTCCACGATGCCCACCAGACGACTGCGCCGCTGGCCTTCCTTCGTTGATAGAGCCGCACGGAGATTGCCCTTTCTCAAACCAAACCCAGAAGTCACGAACACGGATACGCAGCATGCCGCCCAGCTTCTTGGTCGCGGGTATCTGCGAGAGCAGCTCGTAGGCGTGCGAGCGTGAGCACTGCAGCACCTGCGCCACGTCCGCCGCCGTCATGGTGCGCTCTAGGTCACTCACGCGACCTCTGCGGCCAGGCGGCGTTCATGCTGCCGCACGCCAGCCATGACCGTTGAATGGTCCACCCCCCAGATGCGGCCTATCTCTGGATAGGAAAGCTCCAGCGTCCAGCGAAGGACCGCCCAGACGCGGTGACGCACGCGAACGATGCGCGAAACGCGGGACCGCCCGAGTATGTCCGCCAGCGTGACGGAGGCCCGTTCGCAAAGACGACGGCACCAACCGAGCGCACCAAGGGCCCCTAGTTGGATAACTGCTGATGACGGCTGCTTCATCTACATTCCCCTAAAGCCAATCTGCATTATCTTACCCGGATACTCGCGGTGCATCCGAGTCCAGAACTCTGCCTTGCCGCTGCTCTGCCGAGCAATCGCCTCGACCTTATCAAGCTGCCGCTGGAAGTACCTTCGCACTTCTGGGTTCAGCTGCTGCGAATGGTTTGAGCCGAACTTGGGATTCGGGTTCAATCGCTTTAGCTCTCGCCCGATGTCTGTCGTAAATACCATGTCGTAGATTTTGCGATTCGTGCTCCGAAGGTAACGCGGGTGCCGACCGCCAGACCATGCGACGCCATCGAGCCTACATAGCTCCACCACCAAGGACTCCTGGAAGCAGGCCTCCCAGTCCTCGGGGGCCGGCGCGAAGATGCGGGCCATAACCTCGTCATTGGTCCAGCCACCAACGCGATGGGCAGATGCCACGGCGTCCTGAAACACCCGGATGATTTGCTTGGTTACCGCGATGGCGTTCGGCGTCTCGCTCTTGACGGCAATGAACAGCGCCTGCTCCTCTGTGAGCCAGAACTCCAGCGAGGGCCTGCCTCCGCGGTCGCCGGAGGTTTTTGCCACGGTGGCAACAACCCCTATTTCAGGCTCCCAGCGAGCAATCAGCTTCCGGATGTCGTACGTCAGCTCGTAACCGAGCAGCCTCGCTAGGTCCAAATCCCGAATGAGGTGCTGGTCGCCACGGCGAGACAGCTGCAGCCCACCAATCGTAACTAGGTCACCCATGTTCATCCCGTTCAGTGGCCCTGGGCAGGTGTGCCAGGGGCCATTTGTTTAGGTGTAAATTGCAGTCAATTTGACTGTTCAGCCTCGTCACCGGACTCATCTGCGAACAAGCTACTTGCAGTCGCCGAGCGTTCGCAGTAGCTTATGAGAATGAGTGATGTAGCGCAAGCGGAAAAGTTGGCATCTGCGAACGGCTCCTCGGTGACGATCGAAGCCGTGAGCAGGAAAAAACTGGACCCCAAGACGGCTGACCGCATCCGCGACGCGATTCGCGAGGTGGTGCGCGAGCGCTTCAACGGCAACCAACGCGCCGCAGCGGATGCGCTCGACATCAGCCCGCCACACCTGAGCGACATCCTCAATAAGAACCGAGATGCCGGTACAAACACGCTGATTTCCCTGCGAAACATGACGGGGCGCAGCCTTGACGAGATTTTGGGCCTGCCCCCGTTGCGCCCCGGCGAAACAGAGCAGCGGCTCTCTCAAGTAGAGAAGGCGCTGGCCAAGCTCGCGACGGCAGGGTCAGAGCCCACGCCGGCCCCCAAAACAACCACCCGCGAGCGGACCAAATAAAAAGTTCGCATCTGCGAACGATTGCCCTTGCGGAGGTCGTTAGCAGTTGCTAATGTGACTGTATGAACGCAGCGCAAACGTTCCCCTTCGCACCCGAATGCCCCCAATGCCACCGCCACTCCCTGCTTGACGGGGCGTGCGTGAAGTGTGGCTTCAACACCGACGCGCCCCGCCCGTGCGGCTGCGAGGCGTCCTACGAGTGCGCCGAGTGCGAGGAAATGACGGAGTGCGTCTGCGGTGACGCGATGCCCGTCAGCCTGGCCGTGCTGAACGACGGCCTGTGCCGCCACTGCATGGGCATCGAGATGGCCCAGGACGCCGCCATCGAGCGGTCGATTGACGAAAGGGGCGGACGATGAACCTCCACGCCCTAACGGCGGCGGCCTACGCCATCCATCTGGACGTACTCGACCTGTTCGAGTGCGTGCGTCGGGCCGCCAAGGGTGACCCGGCTGCCGAGCAGGATGCACGGGAAGCGCTCCGGCTCATTGAGGCGGCGGCGGCGTCTATCGAGTGCCACGTGCGACGTGAGCAACAGAAGGCTGACGGTCTTGGGGCCCTATTGCATGAAGGAGAGCGGGAATGAGCTTCGAGATGAGCCCCACGGTGTCCAAGCTGTTCGAGGCGCTTGCCGCTGCCCAGGCGGAACTGGTCGGCCCCAAGAAGGACAGCGTCAACCCGCACTTCAAAAGCAAGTACGCCGACCTTGAGAGCGTCGTGGAGGCCAGTCGCAAGGTGCTGCCGAAGCACGGCCTGTGCGTCACACAGGTCCGCTGTGGCGGCACGAAGGACGGCATTGAGCTGGTCACGGTGCTGGGTCACAAGAGCGGCGAATGGATCCGCGGCACGTCGTTCACGCCGATGGCCAAGCCAGACGCACAGGGCGCCGGTTCCGCCATCACCTACGCCAGGCGGTACGACCACTGCGCCATCATCGGTATTGCCCCCGAGGACGACGACGGCAACGCCGCCAGTGAGCCTAGGCCACAGCACGGGCCACTCAAAGCGCCGGTAGCTACGTCCGAGCAGCTTGCCGGTGCGCTCGCGGCCAGCACGGACATGATGGGTGAGGTCGTCCAGCTCAATGAGCGAATCGCGGTTGCTGCGACGATGGGCACGCTCAATGAGCTTTGGCGTAGGGTTGGCGAGCTCAAGCTGGCCGGCCTGCCCGCCAGTCACTACAGGTCGCTAGCTGCCCTGAAGGACAAGCGCAAGGGCGAGCTCCAGCCGGTCAACGGGGCGGCGTGAAGGCGCACCACCTTTCGGCCTCTAAGGTCGACCTAGCGCTCCACTGCCTGTACTGGGCCCGCGGTGACGTTCAGCATCCAAGGCGTGCGCCTGGCCAGGCTGCCGCCCGCGGCATCGCGGTTCACAAGGCCAGCGAGAACTACCACCTGAAGAAGCCACTGCCCGAGCTGGACTCGGACGCCACGGCCATGTGGCTAACGCTCCGCAACTGGTTAGCCTCGAACGAGCAGGCCACCCACGTGGAGCTGCCCATTCTCTACGACGCAGAGAACGACACGGCGACCGTGTGTGAGATGGGTGCGGACGAGCGGGCGTACCTGAACGTCACGCCCATGACCATCCCCATGCGGCTCGACCTGGTGTGGGCGCCGTCCACCCACGGGGAGCCCATCGTTATCGACATCAAGACGGGTAGCCGGTCGAACGCTGCGACGCCGGCCGAGAACTTCCAGCTGGCCACCCAGGCGGTGGGCTACTCCCGGCTGCTTCGGTGGGCGGGCAGCATGACCGTGGGGCTGCTTTTCCCGATGAAGACCAAGACGCACGATGACCGGCATACGCTCGACGCGGACGCCCTCGATGCGCACGCCGGGCTACTGCACCGGAGGCTCCGCATGATTCCCGACGCCCAGCCGGAGAAGGGCCAGCACTGCTGGAAATGTCCGGTGGGGCCGACGCGAGACCATCAAGCAACGTGCCCAGCGTGGGCGAAGGAGGAGGCATGCTCTCAGTCACCGTCACCGGAAATCTAGGCCAGGACTCCGAATTGAAGTACACGCCATCGGGAGAACCCATCCTGTCGTTCAGCGTCGCGTCCACGGACAAGCAGAAAGGCGAGAAGGTCACCACCTGGGTGCGCTGCTCGCTGTTCGGTAAGCGCGGCACGGCGCTCGCTCAGTACCTCACCAAGGGCACGCGCGTCTGCGTCGTCGGTACGCTGCATCCGCGTGAGTACACGTCGCAAGGCGAGAAGAAGACCAGCCTGGACGTGAAGGTCGGCGAAATTGACATGATGGGCGGCGGCGAACGGCAAGAGGCCAGGCCAGCTACCACGCCGGAGACCGCGAAGTGGACGCCGCCGAGGCAGGCGAGCTTGGACCAGGCCGACGACGGCGAAATCCCGTTCTAGCTAAGCCACCAATGCCCGACCCACCCCAAGAGGACCCCCAACCAGAACAGCGCCACGACGGTGAGCTTTAGACCCCACCGTCGTAGGTCACTGCCGTCAATCACGCGGCCTCGGGCGGCTCGTCGTCATCCTCGTCCAGGCAGATGGCTACTTCCAGCTCCGGCGCCGTGGGGGCTCCGCGCTGAAGCTCCGTCACCCGGGCGGCGAACTCACCCCACCGCTTCGAGCTGTGAAGCTCGGCCGCCACGATGGCGTCGGCCAGGTCGTGGACCTTGATCCACCCGTCGTGGTTCACGTCCAGCACGCTGTTGGCGCGGTACCAATCGGCGTGCGGGCCAAACCTCCCACACAGGACAAACAGCGGCTCCGTGGCGTGCGAGAGAAGCGCAGGCAGGAACGTGGCGAGGTAGCACGCATGGGCGCTGCCCAAGTGCCCGCGGTGGGGCGAGTAGTAGACCTCGGCCCAATGCAGCTGCTGGCGCACAGAGAGGTTCAGAAACGAGTGCCAGTCACCCTTGTAGTGCTCCCCACGGAGCGTAGCCGGCATGGCCTGGAACAGGCCTGCGGCGTCTCCGTTCGCGTTGTGGGCCCGCGTGTGAAGGCCCGACTCGTTCAGCCAGCACGCCGCCAGGTCGAGCGGGTCCGCCTCGAGGCGCCCCGCCATGGCGATGAGCTCCACCAGGTCATCGTCCGACCAGTCTGCCGTGTACGCCGGTTGCTCCATGGTCCACCCCGGAAGTAATGCAGCGATGGTCGCTGCGGAGGCCACCCACACTCACGGCCCCTGGAGCTTCTTGGCTTCCAGGACGTCTACGGCGGCGTCATTCGCCGCGTACTCGGCCGCCAGGATGGCCCTGACGCGCGCCGCGTTGCTGGGACCTACGGCGGCAATGACGAGCCGGATAGCCTCGTCCAGGCCCACGTTGGAGATAAGGGCCACCAGGAAGTCCAGAACCAGGTTCTCTACGGTTCCAGGGATGCTCATGTGCCGCCGTCCCTTCGTGCTTTGACGCCAGCCCGGCAAGCATCAATGCCGGCCTTGGTGGCGTTCAGGTCCACGCATTCGGTCTGTAGGCGCAGGTCCTTCGCCACGTCCTCTTGCTGGACCAGGGTGGGCGTCGATGCGCCGCAGCCGGCCAGGACTAGCAAGAGCAGCGGAAGCACCGGAGGCTTCAGGGACGAGCCGATAAACGACTTGAGAGCGCCCGCCACGAGGACGGCCAGCGTCCCGACGCCGGCAGCCCACTCGGGCGGCAGCTTGCCGGTGAACTGAAGAACGCCCACGACCAGCGCGAGCACACTGATGACGAGGGCCTTCGGCCAATCGATTCGGTAGAGCATCTCACTTGCCTTTCATCATGGCCCACGCGACCAGCGCGTTGACCGCCATCACTGCGACCCCAGCCAGGCCACCCACAAGCCAGGTGACCCCCTGGCGCTTCCACCAGTTGTGGGAGTCGTTGGCAATCTTGGCCTGGGCCTGGGCAGCCTCGAGGTCCCACGAGCCAGAACGGTCGATTCGGTCTTCCAGCTTCTCGTCACTCTTCTCGAGACGGCCGACACGAAGGGACAGCCCGCGGAAGTCGCCACGCAGCTCCGTGGCCACGTTGCGCACTTCGCCCAGCAGTTCCGTGTGCCGAATCTTGTCGTCGGCGTCGTGCTGGATGGCCCAGTCCGCCAGACGACGCTGGGTACCCACGGCGTCCGCCTCCCGCTGCGAGCGGAGGTACTCCCGGAGCTCGGTTTCGATGTCCGGGCTCACGTGACGGTTCCGGTGAGCCCCAGGGCCGACTGGAACGCGGCGTAGATTCGGTTTTTGGCAGACCCGCTGGAGCCGGCTACCGCGGCGTAGAACGCGGCAAGGGTCATGGAGACGCCCTCTGCCTGGCCGGCCGCGATGGACGAGCCACCCGAGTCCAGCAGGTCATAGCGAAATTGGGCGGTGCCGTTTTCCAGGTCAAGGACCACCTGGCGAACGACGGCCCCGTTGGCAGTCATGCTCGTGACCTGAGGCGTGGTGTACGTGAGCGGCATTTTGTCCCCTTAGGTTCCGGCCATCATTTTGACAGCGTTGGTGCCGTCGCTTGCGACCAGCGCCGACGTCGCCGTTGCGATGGTGATGGTGCCTCCAGTTGCCCACCCGAACGTGCATGTCTGGCTGGTATTGTTTCGGATAAGCTGCAGCTGCCCAGCGGCGGCAGTCGTCGTGCTGGTGAGCGTGAATCCGCCGCTGGCGCTGGCGTCCAACACAAGAACGTTCGCCTGCGACTGCGCGCTCGTCAGCGCCTGCGCACCGTTCACGGGCGTAAAATGCGCATAACCGGGGCACCAGGCATAGCTCGTGGTAACCGTGCCAAGGTTGAAGTTGATGGTGAAGGCTGCTGCGCCGCCACCCGCCCCGAACTGGACGTTTCCAGAACCAGACGGCGCGTTGACGATAGCGCTCGTGCCGTCGCTGTATACCGTTGGATTGTTGGATGTGCGGGCCGTGCCATTGCCCAGAAGCCACAGGGCCGCATTGCTGGTCTCAAAGCCGCTTAGCGGGCCAATGTGCGCCTTGTAGTCGGATCCTCCGCCGCCACCAACGACGTGCCCATGCGACATGTCGATAAACGCACGCGTGGTGCCGCCGATGGACGTATTGAAGTTGACTGTCGTGGTTGCACAGATTTGCCCGGTAGCTGCCAGAAGCACGGAGTCTGGCAATGTGATCCAGACATCCTCGCCCTTCAGGGCGCCCTTGATGGATATGGTCATGTGCTTTTCCCCGTAACCCAGACGTTCCAGGTTCCGCTGCCGCCAAGACAGCCTGTTGCGCTGGGAGCGAAAACACCAGTCACGCCGCCAGTCACGTTGAAGGCCGGCCGGATGTACGCAAACCCCACGTCGGTGAAGTTCAGCGAAAACACCTGCGACGCCTTCGTTACGGCGTAGGTGCCGCTAGGGATGGTTTGCCAGGCGATACCGCCGCTGGGCCCTACCCCCGGGGTACGCGCTCCGTAGTAAGGCGACCCGCTGGCGAAGTTGCCTTGGGCCAGTTCATCAGTCCCCTGAATTACCAGGGTTCCGGTGTATCCGCCGCAGTCGGCATAGGCGGTACCGGTCTGCACCCCAGTCGCCTGGGTAATGGCAACGGTGATGCTTACGCGCCGATGCTCATCAATGTTGATGGGCGGCCCAATCCAGGTTCCTGTCTGAATGGGCGACGGGTACTGGTAATTGCCAGTGCCCTGGCCGGCACTGTCTAGGAAGATTTGATTGCGGATCGTCGAACGAGACATGGCTTCTCCCCGGGTCTTCTACCTCCCGCAGTTGCGGCAGGATTCTCGGTGGGCGGCGCCATGTCTCAGTTGCGCACGCGTTACAGTGACCGTAGCACTAGTTGGAGCTTGCTCCATGCGTAATACGCTGCGTATCCGTCTGCAGGCTGGGCGACTTCAGGTCAGGCCGCGACGACGGCTTAGGCCCTTGGCTCTGAGGCTGTTGCTGCGAGCCTCCAGACTGCAAGGCCTCCTGAATGGCGGTCAGGTTCTTTAGGCTGCCGTCCATCGGCATGCCGGTGAACGTAGAGAGCTGCAGGCGCTGCTCCCGGCTCAACCCTGGCGCCTTGGGGTCGAACGCCGTAGCCGCTATCTTGTCGACCATGTCCTGATAGATGGATGGGAAACCCGCCTTCAGCGTATCCCGGTCAACCTTGGTAAGCCGACCTTCCGCGTAGTGCTGCCATACGGTCATGGGGTTGGAGATAATCTCCACCTTGGACAGGAAGTCCCTTTGCTGCTGCGGGGACGGCTTCCACTCGTCGGACCGCTGAAAGGCCCTGGGCGCGTTCGGGTTCTTTGGTATCTGGGTTTGCAAATACGAAATAGCGGCCAGTTTCTTCCCGGCCACAGCGGCAGCAAGCTCGGTACTGGTGCCCGAGAACAGGCTAGACACATCGCCCACCCGGTCCGCCGTGCTGCTTGCGTCGGTGGCCGCGCTGGTAATGGTGTCCGTGAGCTTTTGGTACTGTTGGTGTTTCGTGAGTCCGGCTGTGGGCCCGATGATTTCTTGGACGATATCCGCGTCCGCGCGCGCCGCCAGCTTGGAGCCGGACAGGATGTGCGGGATAGCGTCTAGGTGAGCGGTCAATGCGCCAGCGCCCTCTTTGGCCATCAGTCCACCGATGAGCGGCGCGGTGGCCGGGTCCTCGGCTGCCTTACGTAGAAAGGAGACCGACTTCCCCAGTAGGCCCCACTTGTTCGACATGAACGCTTTCACGGCGTGGTGGCCGGCTACGTGGGCCACACCAAGAACGCCGTGGCCCGTGACCGCACCAAGCGCTAGCCGGCCCATGTCGCCCAGTCCCATGGCTTCTTCGCCCTTGCCATGAACGGCTTCCGCGAGCTTGTCGGTGAAGCCTGGGCCCTTCAGGAGCTCAGAGGCGACGTGGTGCCGCTCCTTTTGGGCCAGGTAGTCGGCGAAGTTCTCACCGGCACCGCCGCTCTCAAAGAGCTTCTGCGCCGCGTCGTCCATGTGCTTGCCGAGGATGGAGTCGGTCAGCTCGGCAATCCTGCCCTTGACGCTGTCGGGCGACCGCTTGTCCATGGCAATGGCGTCGCGGACCTTCTGCAGGCCCTTGAACGTGGGCTCTTCCCCCGCGCCGCGGATGGTGTCGTCCAGCTTCTTCCAGTAGTTGTGCTTGTCGACGTGTAGCTCGGTCTGTAGCTCCGGGAACTTGTCCGCAACCTCTGCCTGCACCGCGTCCGCGACGTCGTGGGGCTTGGGCCCGATGCCCGCGTGCTTCTTGTTACCAAGCAAGCCTTCGAGCTTGTCGGTGTGCTCGTCAAGCTTGGACGCGGCGTCCGCCTGCATGGCCCCGATGGCCTCAGGGTGCTTCGATGGGTCCAGGCCCAGGAGACCTTCGCGGTCCGCGGTGTTGATGATTTGCTCCATCTTCTCCGGACCGAGCTGCTTCATGCGCTGCTCGGTTAGGCCCAAGCTTTTGCCGGCTAGGCCCGTAAGCTTGTGGCTCACCAGCTCGCGGGCGGTACCGGCGGCCGCCTTGACGCCTGCGCCGGCAGCGCTACCCGCACCGCCCAGAACGCCGCCCAGACCCACGCCCCACAGCATGGTTTCAGCCGCGCGGTTGGTGTCGCCGTACGCCGCCTGGATGGCTGCTTGCGGAGAGGCGTACATGGCGCCTTCCACAGCGGTCTTGGTTGCGGCGCGCCCAATCTTGCCGGCCAGGGACTTTGCGGCGATTTCAGCGGCGGCCTTCTCTGCCATTTTGCCGGCAAAGCCAACACCTGGAATGGCCATCGAGGCCAGAAACCCGGCGGCCTTTTCGCCGAACACCTCGCCCGGATGGTCTTTGGCGAATTGCTCCTCGGCCTGGCTTTCAACGGCCCGCGCGCGCGCGGGCTGGCTGTAGGAGTCAATCACGTCGCCTACGCCGAACGTGGCTTCGTTGACGAAGCGGCCCACGCCGCCGGCCACGCGGTGTTGCTCCTTCTCGGCGTGACGGTTCATCACATCGGTTTGGAAGTCCTTCGCCTGGTCTGTGGCGATGGTCTCCGGCGTCTTCCAGCCATGTTCAAGCGCCAGCTTGATGCCCTGAGGCTGCACCGCGTACTGCTTGCCGTCAGGGGCAACCAGGGTCTGTGGCTTGGCCGGCCCGGCGGGGGCCGCAGGTGCTGTGGGCGGCGGCTTGGGGTCGCTCATTTCTTCTTTGCCGTGGAAAGAGCCGCGTTGCCACCAACCTGCTGGTTAGACGTTCCGTTCACTACGTCGCGCACGCCGCGGATCTTGGCTTGCTTCTGCTCTGGCGTATCCGACAGTTTGATGGTGAAGCGCTCCTCATACCGCTCCAGCATCTCTTTGTTCGGTTTGCCGTCTGCATCTTTGGCGACCTTGCCGAGTCCCTGCATCAGCCGGGTATTGACGGAGTCCAATTCAGTCTTCATTTGGCTTGAGCCTGGAGCGATCCTCCCGCCCAGGTGCGAAAGCGCGGCCTCCGTTAGCCCCGACTTCATGATTACGTCGCTCTTCTCGACGTCGTCCAGCTGCTTATTGAACTCGTTGCTGGCCCGTACGCCCTTTTCGTCCTCAGACAGCTTGCTGCCTGCGCCACCCTTGTCCGGGTGAACGTTCCGCACCAGGTCAGCGTCGCCGAAGTCTCGGTCCTCGACGGCCCTGGCTTGCCGGTACGCCGCCTCGGGAATCGAAATGCCATTCTTCTCGGCGTACGCAGACAGCTCGGCGTCTGGGCTGGCCGACATCTTGTAGGTATGGTCTCGGATCCTGCCTTCGCGCGCGCGAGCCTCTGCCGCCGCGCTCGCGTTCGCTGCAGCCTGGCGTCCCTCGTCCCGCTGCATGACCCCGACACGCTGGTTGTAGTGCTGTTCTTTGAGGTCGGTCAGCTTGTCCTGCAGGTCCATTCGCATCTGGCCGAGTTTTGCCTGCGACGCTTCATCTGTCGTCATGGCGGAGACCCGGTCAATCATCGCCATCGCATGCGTCGTGCCCTGTACCTCTTCCTCGCGCATCTCTTTCATCTTGAATTGGCCGCGGGCGTAGGACTGCTGGTCCGACTCGACGAGGTGGGAGATGCCCTTCCACTTCTGTTCAATGTTGGCGTGCTGCCCTTTGATGTCCGAAGCGATAGAGTCGTTGATGATTTGCATGGCGGCGTTCTGACCACCTGAATGCGGCATGTTTGCGCCGAACGCGCCCGCGCCCATCACGATGGCGCTCATGATTCGTCCGGCCGTACCGCGCTCCTTGAACCATTGGTCTGGGTCGACCTTCGCGGCCCGAGCGTCGGCGCCCTCCTTCTCTATCTCGGCGTGCCTCTTTTCTGCGGCGTCACGCTCGGTGCTCTCATAAAGCTTTCGGTTGGTCTGGCGGGTCTCTAGCTCCGACTCCATGCCGGTGAGGCGATTGCGGTTCTCCGCTTCGCCGTTCGCCATGACTTCTTGGACCTGGCCAAGGATGTCGGCGCGTTTCCCTATCGTTTCCGCGCGGTCGCCTCGGGTCTCGTCCCCGGCAGCCAGGGCTAGTTTTTCGGATCCTGGAATGCCAGGCTTACCAACGGCGGTTGCGTGGCGCTTATCGATAGGACGAAGGACACGCTCCGGCGCTGCCTTGCCTGCGTTGTCGTTGGCGGGTGGGGGCTCGCCTGGCTTCGTGGGGGCGGCTGGCTGCGGCGGCTGTGAGACCCCAAGCACCGGGCCCATGGTGGCCGGGTCGTAGTCCTTGACCTTGCCGCCGCCCGCATTGCCAAGCACCGGCTTGACATACTCGGGGGACGTCTGCCCCACGACCGGACCGACATTGACGCCCGCCGACTGCAGCTGGTCCAGCCCATTGGCCGGCGGGGTGAAGCCCTGCATATACGGGTTGGCTTGGTTGCCGACCTGGGCCCAGGCGGCGTTAGGGTCAATCGCGGCCATTAGCCCTTCCTCCGCTTCATCTCACCCCGGAGCCGCTCTACCTGCGCCGCCAGCCTCTGTTGCTCGCGGTGCACGACGCTCACTGCGGCCAGGTTGACGCCGCCCAGACGGCCATAGTCGACCATCAACCCGCGGGGGGTTTGGATAACGGCCTGTTTGCCAAGCTCCGTCTTCTGTAATTCCTGGGCCATGGGGGTCGTGTACGTGCCTTGGCCGTCAAGCTCGGGGGACTTGTACTTGTACTCGTGGGCACCGATGGCGCTCATGAAGTTGGTGAGCTTGCCCGTGGCGTCGCTGACCTTCTCCTTCTGCGTCTCGTCGCTCATCATCGCTTGCATACCCGCCGCACCTGCGCCGCCGTAGGTGCCATCCACGACAGGCTTGCCAAGCGCCCCACTGTTCAGCATGCCGATTTTCTGTTGCTCGGCGGAGACGTCGCGGGCGGGCCCGAGCATGCCGCTGTTCAACATGCCGATTTTCTGTTGCTCGTCCTGGACTTGTTGGGGCTGGCCGAACATGCCGCTATTGAACATGCCAATCTTCTGCGCCTCGGCGCCGACCATGGGGCGCGGGGCAGGGCCTGCGTTGAACTGCTGCGTAGCCTGAGGGCCCACGTTGCTCACCAGCGGTCCGGCTTGCGGGGGCGGCTGGCCGTCCTGCCCCTGCATGAAGCTGTTATTTCCGCCGGAGTTGGCGTTGTGCAGCGCGGTCATGAAGTTGGATATCTGCTGCTTATTGTCGACGCCCCCGCCGTTGAGCGCCTGCTCTTCCACGGACTTCTGGGGCATCTGCGGCGGCGCCATCATCGGCTGCTGCGGGGGCGGTCGCCAATCGTGCATACCGCCCATGGCGCCACGTTGAGGGGTGAGCCCCATCTGGGAAGGCCTGGGGGCCGGCTGCATGGCCATGTTTCCGCCCATGGGCGGCGGCGCGTACTGCGGCTGGGGGGGCGCGGTCATCGCTGCGCCAGTTGGCGGAGGCGTTGCGGTCCTCTCCATCGTGGTGCTGGTTCGTGGCTGCGTGGGTACGGTCATTGTCGCGCCGGTGGGCGGCGGCGGAGGCTTGGGCGCGGTCATGGTGGCGCCAGTGGGAGGCGGCACGGGCATCGGCTGGGGGACGCTCATCGTCGCGCCGGTGGGCGGCGGCGGGGCCACCCCCGGCACCGCAGTACTGTACGGCTTCGGCGCCAGGCCCAGCTGCGACATGGACGTCAGCGAGTTATAGAGCGGCATTGCTGTACACCTGGGTTAGGAATTCCTTGATGGAGCGCTCCGCGGACTTCACTTCCGTCTTTTTCGTACGGTCAGACATCTGCGGAGGCGGCTGCGTAATGGGCTGAATAGTCAGCGGCGGCAGCGACATCGGCTGTGGACCCTGTGCGCCTCCGGGTGGCTGGCCAAATATGGCGCCGTACGTTCCACCCCCCGTGAGGTTGGGCGTTTGAAGCTGTGGCCCCGAGGGGCCCGCGGGGGCGGGGCCGCCCATGCTCGGCGCTGGCTGGTTCTGAAACCCGGCCTGCGTCTTCTTGACCGTGTCGTAGACCCCCTGCCCAGTCTTTACCCCGCTAGCGATTGCCTTTCCCGTATCGATGCCAGACTCGGCAGCACCGGCCGCCGCGTTGACAGAGGCATTGGCCGTGGCACCCGTGCCCGCGGTGGCGCCCGCCGTCTCCGTAGCGGCGGGGGCGGCAATCGGGGCAGCGACGGCGGACGATGCGCCTTCAGCGCCAGCGGCCACCCCTGCGTCCACCATGGGTTCAGCCGCCGCCCCTGCGAGCGGCGCGGCGGCCTCAGCCAACGGCGCAGCCGCGGCAACCGGCGCAGCTGCCGCTGCGCTACCGGCCAGCGCACCGGTACCTGCGGCAACCCCCTCCGCGCCGCCCACGACCGCGGCGTCTGCCGCCGCAGCTGCAGGCGCGAGGGCGCCGGCGGTTGCGATTGCGGCAGCCGTCGTTCCGGCAATCGCCAGCCCGCCAAAGACAGCCTGTGAGAGGGAAATGCCCATTACACCATGAGCGCGAACTTAGCCGTCGCGCTCTCTCCGTATTGCGAGAGAAAATCCTTGATTCCACGGGTGGCCGGCCGAACGTCCGTTTTTAGTCCCCTGTCAGATGCTGCGGTAAGAGCACCAGCGCCCACCCCCGCACCACCCGCAATGGAGGCCCCGACCAGGCCCATTTGATTGTTGGCGGCATTGGTCTGTACGCCGGCTGCAATGCCCTGTAGCTGGGCATTGTTCGACATGAGTTGCCCTTGCGCGTTCATCTGCGCGCCCCAGTCGTTGCTATTCTGGGCCATCAGCGCTTGCACGTAGGCGTTGTATTCGTTGGCGTTGATTTGCCCCGCCTGAAGCTGGGCTTGCAAATTCGCCGTCTTAGTCTGTACGTCCATCTGGCCCTGCTGAAGGGTCGAGGCGTTCGCGGCCTGGGCGTTCTGCATTCCCGCCTGCTGGCTAAGCTGAGCTTGCGCCTGGGCGCCCTGCTGCGCCTGTTGTGTGGCGCCGCCAAGCGCACCCGTAAGCTGCTGGCGTGCGGCCTGGGCTTCTTGCGCACGGCCAAGTACGGCGTTCTGTGCGCCGGCCTGGTGCTGCTGCGCCGCCGAGTCCTGTGCAGCCCGCATGCCTAGCGCGCTGTTGGCCGCGCCGCGCTGGCTGCCGAGGGCGGCCATTTGGGCCTTTTGTCCCTGCTCTGCCTGTTGCTTGGCGACCTCTGCGGCCACCGATGGGCCCTGGCCGTTTGCCTGCTGGTTCAGCGCGTTGATGTTGGCGACTTGTCCGCCCATAAGGTTCTGTGATTGCCCAGTATCGACGGTGGCCGCGTGGGCGTTCTGCACCGGCGCCAGTGTCGTCAGACCGGCCAGCGAAGAGCCGCCAGCCTCATAGCCCTGCATGGGCGGGGCCTGCATGCCGCCAATGGCCGCCATGTTCTGCTGGCGGTTAGGGTCCTTGTTGAACGTGTCGAACCACTGTTGGTACGACTCCGGCCCGCGGGTGTCGCCAAGCATCTCGGGGCCGGGAGGGGCATTGGCTACTGCCTCGTCGCCTGGAGTGGACTGAGTGGGGTTTTTGATTTCCATCACTGCGCTCCAACGATGCTTGTGGACGGTAGACGGTTGCCGCCAGGCAGTTGCCCCACCTCGAATACTATACTCGAAATAGCGTAACCCTCATTGTAGTTGCTGCTTTGAGCGTCCGAAACCTGCAGTCGAATTGACGTGCACTTTTGGGTACTGAAGTCGATTCGATACTCGTACAGCTGGTAGCCGGCGCCCCACGGCGAGGACCAGCCCCACGCCGGGTCACTGCCCCATTGCGAGCCCGCCTGCGGCACCACAGAAGCGGATTGGGTGTAGGAGTCGCTGAAGTCGTAGGCGACGTTGACCGTCAGCGTATGCGGCCCCTTGTAGGTCCCCAGGATGAAGCAGCGGAAGACCCGCTGGTAGCCCTGGATGCCCGCAAAGCTTAGGTTGGGCAGCGTGAACGACAGAAGGACGGGGGAGCCGGCGTCGGTGAAGCTCGAGCGGTTCTGCTTGTACACCTGGCCCGCGGGGGTCACGAAGCAGATGGCGTTTTGGTAGATAACGACGTCGCTGGCGTAGTGGTTAGACCAGGTTGACCACTGCTGGTGGTAGTAGTCGTACACTACGGCGGTGCCGCTGCTCGAGCAGAACAAAATCAACCCGTCCTTGGGACTCTCGACGGAAGACGTGATTGTCATTCCGTTGACGATGTCCTCTACCGGTGCGCCGATGTAGCTGGCGTTTAGGGACTGGTCTAGTAGGTAGATGCCTCGCTGGGATTGGAAGAACAGGCCGGCGGCGGTGACGACAACTGTATTCGGGTTGATGCAACCCGCGTCGCTGGAGATGAGCTGGGGGTCTCCGTAGTCGCTATTGGCGCCGTTGGCGTCTGGCCCGTTGCCAGATGCGGCGAAGATTTCCGAGTTCTTGAAGATGATGAGCGTTTGGTTGAGGAGCCCCAGCGCGGTGATGTCGCCGCCCCGTGGGTCGCAGCCCATGGTTAGCTCGGCGCAGAACTGCGGGGGGATGGTGTTGGCGTTGCTGTTGTCCACAACCGTCTGCGAGTACCACAGGAGATTCTTGTCACTCAGGCCGCCCAAGAAGACGCGGTTGTTGTAGGTGGTCAGAAACGCGTTAGCGGGTGGCGCAATGTTGCTGAGGGCGCCGCCTGCTGTGTAGTTCAGGTCATTGCTGGAGATGGTGCTGTCGCTGGCCTTGTCGGTGTAGGTCCACTGGCCCGCCGTCCCCGAGTTGGCCAGCGGCGCCAGGAGTGACGTGACCCGGTAGAGGTTCGTCCCGTTGGCCTGCGTGCGGTAGATGACAATCGAGATGCTTGCCGCCGGCTTGCTCGTCAGGGTCAGGTTGTACCCGGTGACCGTGACGTGCTGGGCTGCCGTGGTAGTGACGGTGGCGCGCACGCTGGGCGCCGACCGGTAGATTTGCCCCAGGTTGTCGGTCCACTCGTATTGAACGACGTACTGGTAAGACCCGGCGCCAAGGCTGCCGTCCGACCCTGCCGCCGCCAGCGCGATGTTTTCGGGGTAGAGGTGGAAGCCAAGCTCGGTGACGGAAACCCCGTCGTACCCCTGCAGGATGCCGCCGACGATGAGCAGCGTATTGTCCTGTACCGTGTTGATGAAGTTGTCCGTGGGCGCGTGAACCATCTTGGTCGAGTTGACGCCCAGGATGGTGAAGATGGTATTTGCCTCCGACAGAATCTTCCCAGCGACCAGGTTGGCAAACTTGTAGACGCCAGTCGTGACGTTGACCGTCTCCGAGCACATGCCCAGGGTGGCGATGCCGCCCCCCACGCTCGGCGTCATCTTGGCCACTACGGTGGCGCTACCTGTCGCCGGCACGTACCAGGCAAAGTCGGTGGCCTGCAGCGTCGACGAATACGACGTGTTGACGAACACCTTAGACCCGTAGCGCCACGGCTTGCTCGCCAGCCCCACGCTGTAGAGCGTCCGGGTGGCGCTGACGGCGCCGGCCGTCGTTACCGTGACGTAGTCCGTTTGCTCTAGGTAACTGGTGGCGTTGTATTTCTCGCAGAACAGAAGCAGCTGGCCGGCGGTGTAGCCCTCAATGGCCGCCAACACGTTGTATTGGTTCGCCGCGAACACCGTGGCCTGGGTGCCTAGCGTCGTGCCTCCGGCCCCGTAGCTGGCCACGGGGACCGTGTACACCGCGCCACCCGACGACCAGCTGCACCAAGCGGTTCCCAGGCTGTCGACCAGGACGCTCGCGGCCCCGTGCTTACCGCCGGTGATGGTCTGCCCACCGTTGGAGTTGATGGTGACGTTTGCCGCCTGAACATTGTTGATGTCGACGCTGCCAAGCACCCAGGAGCTGGTGGACGCGCTCGACAGGTACAGCCACGCCAGGTGCGCGGTTCCGTCGCTGGCGGTGAACGCCGTGACGTCGAACGGGAAGCCGTTGGTTCCGTTGTACCCGTCCGTGGCCACAGCGATAGCGGCACCGACCACCGATGGATTGCTCGGCCCTACCTGCTGGTAATAGAGGCTCGTCCCCGAGGCGTAGAAGATGTAGATGCTACCGCCGAACGTGACGCACTTGGGCTGCTGGGCGGACGCCGCGGCTAGCTGCGCCCCTGCGACCACCACTGCACCAGAAGTACTATCAACAACACTGTAATAAACGCCACCGCGCGAATCCTCCCAAGCGTACACCTCAATACCATTGAGGTAGGACATATCCGGGTTGAGCTGCTGGGCATCCTGGCGCCTGATGATTTCGTGGTCCTCGGTGATGATGCTAATCGCTGTGCCGCGGTTGCTCCATTTGTCAGTGGCTGGGAGGTAGGAGAAGACGTTGGTGCCGTCGAATAGGACCAGCTCGTTTTTGAACACCGCGAGTTCAACGCCAGCGGAAATGGTGCCGCCGCCTTCGATGTTCATTCCAAGGAGGTCGTAGCCGTAGCGCTTATTGATTTGCCCAGTCTTGGAGAACTGGCCATTCTGAAGCGCCAACAGCTGTCCAGATTGGAGCTGCTTGGGGTCTACCTTGGTGTCGATACCGCCGCCAAACTGCACCGGCACCATTTGCTTTTGAACAAATGCCATCGCTACACCAGGAACGGTTTCATCTTGGGTTGCAGGACCGCCGACGCGTCAGGCATCGGGAACGCCAACGACACACACACCGCGTCGTAGTTGTCGGAGCTAGACAGCGTGAAAGACCCGGTCTGCGCCGTCATGCCGGCAGTCAGCAGCCACTCCACAGCCTTGGTGGCCGAGGTCTGGTCAAAGGCCCAACCGGCTGCCCCTGACGAAACCGATTGACCCCCGTTCGTCCGCACGGAGGACACAACAAACACGCTTGGGTGCGAAGGCGTTACCGCCCCAGGTGTCGCCGTGGCGCCAGGGCCTGCACCGGTACTGTGGCCGTCCGCGACAACCACCGGCGGCATCGATGCCCTGGACACCTGCCCGGCCCCGACCTCCCATACCCACATCTCTGTCCCCACGCCCCCGTTGTTGGCGGTGACCGTGTTGGGCCCGGCTGCACGACTTACCGCGTAGTAAATCGCTACATACCCGTTCACCACCGACTTGGACGCCTGCGTCCATGTGTTGCCGAGCAAGTCCGTCACGCTGGTCAGCTGCTCCGATACGTCAGAGACAGCCAAGACAAGAAGGCTCCCCTTCGTCACGTTGGACACGTAGGGCACCGACGTCGCTAGCGCGCTGGTTTGAGCCTGTACGAGCCGAACAGCCATTACGGATTACCCGTTTCGGTAATCTGCATGGTGACGACGAACCTGACCGCCCCGGACATGCCGCCGGTGGGCACCGATGTCACCAGGCTAATGGTCGACCCCGACGGCTGCAGCACGGCTCCCCAGCCCGTGGCGACCCGGCTGCCTTGGCTGTAACAGGTGGTGAACGTGCCGACGTAGGTGGCCGACCCGGGGCTAGCTACCGTTCCCGAGCTACCGATGTAGGTGCCCTTTACGTCGATTTCGCCGGCAACCGAGCCGCCGTCGTAGCCGAGGATGTTGGCGATGACGCCGATGGCGGTCCCGTAGCCTGGCGTGATGACGTACGAGGCCGGGACCCCCGTGTACGTGCCCGACGATAGCGAGATGCGGCTAAGCCAGGAGATGACCTTGTACGAGCCGGAGAAGCCCCCGGTGGGCTGCCAAAGGGCGGTAGGTACGTTGTACGTCCCTGAGAACGAACCAGGGCCGCCGGCAGGACCCACCGAGCCCGCGGGCCCCGTCCCCAGCGAGCTACCCGCCGTCACCTGTATCTGGACGCCGGAGCTGCTGACGTACCAGAGGTCGCCGTTCTTGACGTAGACCTCCGCCGCGTCACTGCCCCCGACAAGTCCTGAAGCCTGTGACGTGAACCTTGCCGCCCGCAGGTTGGTGGCGTTGTTGCTGGCAAAGGTGACGTCGGCGTTGATATTCAGGCCTGCGGGGGTGACCTTCACGCCCTTGCCGGACGAGTGGTCGTGCGTGTCAATGACGGTCAGGTCATTGCTGATGTTCGTTGCGTAGCCAGGCCCAGGGTCCCCTGTGCCAGTGACTCCGGTGCTCGCGATGGGCACCGTAAGACCCATGTTTGCGGACGTCGTCGGCATTAGAAAACCTTCAGGTCAAATGCGCCAGTGGCGCTGGACATTAGATAGAGCTGCGACCGCGAGTTCAGCGGCGTGTTGGCGTCCTGCACGTCCCAAACTTGAATGGCGGTCCCCGTGCCGTGCGTCCGAACCACCTGCCACCCCTGCAGCATTCGACCCAGACCGTGATTGACGTAGTTGATGCCGCTGGGGGTCAGCTTGATGTCCGAAATCAAGCTGGCGTCTAGGATGTCGTCCCCGACAAGCTGAGAGAACGCCGCCGCTACGTTGTCTTGGACTAGGTTGATGTGCTTGGAGTCTGGCTGCTCGTCAGGGCCTAGGCGAATACGTACGAAGGGTCGTAGGGCCACGGCGCTACCAGTTGTATCCGTAGCCGCCGACGTCCCCGAAGTCGCGAGAGTCGACCATGGCCTTGGGCTCGGAGGCGTTCCGGTTGGGCGCCGAAAGCGACATGATGAGCGCGGAAATCTCGGCCTTCTGCGCCATGAAGGTCGCGGGGTCGAGGTCCTGTTTCGCCAGAATCTTGATGCAGCAGTCGACCACGGCGTATTCGTACCAGCCCTGCGAATCCATGTAGGGCTGGAGCGGGTCCGTCGTGGCCGACAGCGGCACGTAATCCGGTGTGTACCAGATGCGAAACGGCCAGCGTGTGGCCTGTGCGACAGGGGCTACGATAATCTTCGCGCCCTGTAGCCTGTAAGCCAGGCTGTTGGGCCCGAAGCCGCTTGACCCCTGCGCCATGTACGGCTTGCGGTTCCGGTGTTGAAACGAGTACTCGTGGATTTCGATGTACCCGTCCGGGTCGTTGGCGTTGTACTGGACATCGACGCCGCGTAGCTTCAGGAAGTCGCTCGGCAGCGCGATGGATCCATCCACCGCCGAGGCGGTGAGGATGGCGCTCGTCAGCTTGTAGTCGCTGTACTTCGATATGAGAATCATGTCGAGCTGGCACAGCGACTGGTTCACCATGGTCGTGATGTCTGTGTCCGACACGAGCTGGTTGTTCTTGATGTCCGCGCGAACGCGGATGGCAAGAATGATGTCTGCGAGCGCCGTCGTCACTTAGACCTCCGGCTCTGGTTCTGCCTCTTCCTCGGGTTCACTATCCGCCAGCTGCGGGTAGCAGGAGGCCAAGAAGTCCTTCAGCGCATCCCTTGCCGCTGCAGGGTCCTTGGCCGACATGAAGTCCGAGATAGCGGAAAGCTCCATATCGTCCTTCTCGGCGTCCCCGCCCATGTCGGTACCCTCGTCATCGCTCAACCCAGGAAGGGAAGGCGCGGACTTCTCCCCGCCCCCCTTCTTGTCGAGCCGTTTGCCGATGAGGAGAGCCATGTCACCAGGGGAGGGCATTACTGCACCCCTGCCGTCGAATCCCGGAGGCGGATGTCGATGTAGAAGCCATCGCTGTTGTTCAGCTCGTAAGGACCGTTCCTCGTGAACTGCAGCCAGATGGTGTTCTTGGGGTTCATGCCGGGGTAGAAGGGCAGGGTCATTCCGCCCGTCACCACGCTGTTGCCAAGACCAACGGTGTGCTGGGCGATGTTCCAGTCCACCGACGTCAACGGGCTACCAGAGAACCCGTTCTGTCCGAGCGTCCCCGTCGGCACGCCAGACGGCGAAGCGAGGTATGTCACCTGCATAGAATCCAGGCGCACCCAGTCGTCCGAGAGCTTCAGCGCATACAGGCCCGTGCCTACGCGCTGAATGCCATCCAGGCCGGCCCCGAGAAGACCCACACACCCGGAGAAGCCGTTGTTGTTCCAGCCCGTGGGGGCGCTGGCCGTGGCTTGTCCAGGCATGAGGCCGAGGGGTACCCCGGTCTGTACGGAGCCGGCCAGGCCACCCGTCGCCCCGGTAGCAACCGGGAAGATGGGGTAAGCGGGGATGGCGTTGAGAAGGCCTCCGGTCCCGATGGACACGAAACCCTCGATTTGGTTCATGCGCGGCTTGAAAGAGCCGTTGAACTGATGCGTATAGCGATTTCCCATTTCGTCTCCGGGCGGTAGGGGTAGCTCGCGGCGCGGCTACCTCCCCCGCGTTAGATGGTGATTGGGTTCACGCGAACGTTGATGTTCGAGCGCGGCTCGCGACACACGAGGTTAGCGAGCGAGTAGAAGCGGATTTCCATCCCGTTCGCGTTGTACGAACGCAGCCACACCTTGCCGTCGTACTGCCAGGTACGGACCGCCTTACCCACGCTGATGAGCTTCCACGTGTTGATGTCGACACCCGCGATGGTGTTCGACGGGCAATAGCGGTCTGGGAGGCAGGTCACTCGGCCGTTAGCGCCGGTGATTTCAATCCCTTCGAAGCCGATGTCGGCCTCCGCACTCTTGACGTTGACGAGCTGCACCTTCGCGCCCTGGGCGTTCGCCAAGGCGGTAAACTGCCCGTAGGGCATGATGAAGTGGGTGAGCTTGCCGCCGAAGAGGGCAACGCGGTTGATGGCCTTTTCCAGGACCTCTTCCAAGTTGCCCTGGGTTCCGTCCAGGTAGGAGCCAGCGAGGCGGACAGACTGCTTGGAGCGGTTGACGCCTAGGAAGCTGTCGGTGGACGACACGCCACCGTACGGAATCCAGTCAAGGAACCCGTTGAAACCGAGCGACTTGTCACCCGCGCGGTAGATGAAGTCGCCAACCGCAACGTTGTTCGCGGTAAGCGTCTGCGTGCCGGAGCCGGTCCAGGCGACCACCGCGGTACCCGCGACGTAGTCGATGGCAACGATATGGCAGTCGGTGTTATTCGCGGAGAGCGCGCGAACGGTGGTGCCGGTGTTGGTGGACGCGAATTCCAGGAACATCCCGAGTTCAGCGTTGACGCAGTCCGCCGCGGAGCTGAAGGTCAACGTGGTACCTGCCACGCTGCCGCCAACCTGACCGCGGTTGATGTCGGCCCCACGAAACAAGCCGATGCTTGTGTCGTTGATGAGCTGTTGCATCTGGTTGTCGGCAATGGCGCGAACCATGTCGACGAACGCGCCCTTAGTGGAGCTGGTCTCCGCAATGAGCTTGGAGGACACGTTGGCGACCGCCATGTTCTCGACCTTGGGGACGAGATACGTGTACGGCGCTTCACCGGAGAGCCCGGCGCCGGTCTGCAGGCCAGGGCCTGAAGTCGACGCGCCGAACGTACGGCTTTGCGCTTGTCCAGCGCTCGCCCACACCGGCTGCTCATAGTATCGACCGGTAACGTCCTCTTTCTTCGGCATCAGCGCGAAGAAGGGGTTTTCCCGGAAGAACTGGTCGGTTACCCCGTCGTCGGAGTAGATTTCTTTGAGGATTGCGTCCGCTTGCCCTTCGTTGAGGGCAATGGAATTGACGACTGCGTCATTACCAAAGGCCATGGCGGTTCTCCGAGAGTGCCTCTCGAAGTCACGCGGCTGGCATTAGCGCCTAGGCGAACTTCTTGAGGATCGCCGCCACCCGCTCGTCCCTTGTCATTCCCCGGTATGGACTACCGGGGGCCGACTCTGGAGGAGCGACAGCAGCGGGTCTGTTTCTCAGGGTTACCGACCGAGGTGTTTCAGTCCGGCCGACGCTATGACCTTGTCCATTGCCACTCTGAGCAAAGCGGTTCTGGAACTTCTTTAGTTTACTAGCGGCTTCTATGCCCTTGTCAATGGTCTCAGACCAGTAGGCCTCCATCTCGTCGGCGACCTCTTCAAACTTTCGGGCCTTGCCTGTCTGCTGATAAATCTCCCACACTGTCTTATAGACTTCGACCGCCGCGTTCTGTCCGTACTCGGCAAAGATGGCCTCATAGCGGTCAGGGTTGTTTTGGAGCAGCGGGATAACGTGGTCAGAGATGGCCCTATTGTGTTGGGAGAGCGCCTTCTCTTCTTCGAGAGTCTTGGTCTGGACCTCCAGGTCCTTGGCGTACTTGTCGAGGCGCTCCTTGTGCTCGCGGAGCTCTTTGGTAACCGGGTCCTCGGGGCGCTTCGCCTTGTCCGAAAGGGCGTATTCGGTGAGCTTTTGGTAGTACTTCGCCTCGTCCAACCCCGCTTCCCTGAGGATGGCGGTCGGGTCTTCCCCGGACTCGGCCAGCGCGCGGACCCTGGCGAACCCTTCGGCGCGCTTGAGGTTCTCCCCTGCGGCCTTTTCCTTTTCCGCGATGGAGCGTTTCAGCTTCTGGATTTGCAGCCACTCCCGGCGCTTGGCGGCTTCTGAGGGCTTTTCAGCGTTGTCGTTGCCGACCTTGCTGTCGTTGTCGTTCGCTACCCCGTTGTCGTTCTTGGAGAACTCTGGGTTGGCGGCGGCAGCTTGCTCGGCCACCTTGGTGGCGTCCGCCTGGATAGAGCGGCCCACCGAGTCGACCGTCTTGATGGGGGCCGCGCGTCCGGTGTCGGTCGAGATGGTGTTGCCGCTCGTGTCTACGGTTCGAACGGGGCGCGATGCGTCTACTGAAATTGGCATATTTAGGCCGCCTGTGGCGGCATAGCCGCCGGCATGGGTTGCTGTGCTTGTCCGGTTTGGGCCGCGGTGCCCATCTGAATCTGGCCCACTGAGCCTTGCTGCTGCGTGGCCGCCGCCTGCGCCGCCTGCCCCTGGTCCATGAGGTCTTTCGTCGCGTCGGCGAACTTGCGAATCAAGTCCACCCACTCCGGCTTGACGTTGTCGTTTTCGGCCTTGCCGACCTCCTGGCACGACAGCTGGTAGGCCAGCGACAGGTTCATATAGAGATCAGGCTCCTTGTATTTGCCCTCTTCCTTGATGGCGGAAAGGATGCGCTGGATGTTGTGGTACGGCGCAAGCACCGTATCGGTGGCGCCCTTCAAGTCCGGCCAGTCGACGATGTCCATGACCTGTTCACGGGACACGTAGCCCGCCTGGGCGTAGTCCATGAGCTGGTCAAGTCGGCCCGCGGGGGTGGACGGCAGCCCGGAGACCGGGAAGCACTGCAAGCGGCACCGCTCCATGTCGACTTGCGCCTTCTTGAAGTCGATACGCTCGGCACCATCGCCGCCATCGGCCAGGACATAGAGGTCCGCGTTCGTCTTCACGAGGTCGGCGCTCATGTCGACGATGATTTTCGCGACTTCGAGGAACATGTTTTCCCATTGCTGGGCGACGAGCTGGAAGCGGCCCGCCTTCTCGTCCATGGCCTCACGCTGCGCTACTGCGCTCTTGAGCGTGGGGTCTTTGGTGCCCTGGGCGGTCGTCTGGGGGACCCCGGTGATGTTGTAGATGCGCTGCTCTAGGAACTGAATGTGCTGGTACAGCTCCGGCTGGGCGCACGGCGGCGTCAGAATCTCCGGCTTGACGTTGGTGTAGGGGATGATTTTCGCCACCTTGTTGGAGGTGAGGATGTCCTCCACAATCTGGCTGCTGTTCTCGACCAGGATGATGGGGCCCGAGACGAGGCGCTGGGACCGCTGCACGGTCTGCATGGCGATGTCTAGTTCGCGCTGAATTTTCCAAACCTCATGGCAGATGCCTCGGCCCCAAAAGCCCAGCGTCTGTCGGGCCCACCGAAAGAAGATGATGGGGTAGTAGTCCTTGGTGTACCTCTCGTGGAACAGCGTGCAGTTCTGGATACAGACCGTACGCACCCCGTCCTTGGCCTTCTTGCCGCTGCGCAGGTGCCAGGATTCGATAACGGGGATGATGTCAGCGGTAGAGAACGTAGCCGTACCGCCGGCTACCGACTCAGCCCCCCGAATCTCTTCCTCGTACTCTGGGAACTCGGCTATCAGCTCGTCCCGCTGTCGGTACTTACGCTGGTGAATCTGAAGCGGCGCTTCGTGCATGCCCTCCAGGTCATCAATTAGGATTTCCTCTATGAAGAGGTTTTCAGCGCAAATCTTTCCGTCGTTCTCAACCAGCTTGAGCGCCCCGGTCCCGTACACGCACGCGTCACGAAAGACCGACTGCGCCTTCTCGTAGACCTTCGCCTCGTCAAAGACGCCGCCCACGTACTTGGTGAGGCGCTGGCCCCTGACCTTCTCGCCGTAGTCCGTAGAGCCGTCGGTTACGAACTGCGGCTTAGGCTTGTTCTTGGCGATAAGCGCCGTGGCCGTGTCAATGCAGTTCTGCAGGACGTTGAGCGAAATGCTGCTGTTCAGCATCGCGTTACCGTCAAGCGCGGTCCGGTTGTAGTAGAGGTTCTGATGGCGCGAGGCCATGAACCCCGCGCCCGTGTCGTTGTACAGGGCGGCGAAGAAGTAGTTCATGCGCCGACGAATCGACAGGTTCGTCAGGATGTCCTCGCAGACCGCGAACACGCCCTTGAACGCGTCCTCCGGCTTGTCCAGCCACCAACGATGGGTGGCCCGGACGGCGTCCTTGGCGGGGCCCTGGTAGACGGTCTTCCGCTTGGACTGGTCAGCTTGGATAGGCACCTAAAACCCCCTGATGGGCACGCCACGCGAGACGAGCTCGCACATCACATCCGCCCAGACGGTGAAGCACCCCTTGGCCATCGCCTCTTGGCCGACGGTGCGCGGTACCTTGTTGTCGTTTGACCAGTAGATGACGTCGCACGGCTGGCCGTCAGGGTTCGCCGCCAGCCACTTGCGGAGTGCGCGGGGCAGCGCAACACCCTCAATGACCCACGGTCCCGGCTTGTCGAACCACTGGCTTACGTGGGCAGAAGCGTTGCTCCATCCCAGTTCAATCGTGTCGTCGGTGTGCTGCGCGGGTACGCCCAGGCGCTTGGCGGCAAACTCAGACAGCGTCGACTTGCCCACCCGAGGACCGCCAGCCACCAGCACCCTGCGGTGCGGGCCCAGGTCCTCCAAGATGGGATCGACAATCGCCCTTACCGCTTCTGTGGGCTCGACGTAGAGGGTCACGACTGTCTTTCTGTAAATTCTGAAGAAACAGAATCATTGCGCCAAAAAAGGGGGTTCACGGCCGGCCCTTCTCAGCCCAGTCGTCAACCTGCTCTTGCGGGATGTCGTTCCACGGCTCGTTTGGCAGCGGCGCCAGGTGCTGCGCCATGGTGGCCCGGTCGTCGGCAGGGGGGACAATGGCCACCATCTTATGGCGCGACTTCTTGATGGTGATACCGGCGAAGGACAGTTCGTCGATGTCGTAACGGCCCATGAGCTCCATGAGCTTCTCAGCCTCGACCAGTCGGGACTCTAGACTCACTGGACCCCTTCAAGTTGATTGTAGAACGCAGCGGCGTCCCCGCGCTCGGACATCTGGTTTCGCAGCTCTCGCTCTGCCTGGGTGCGCATGGGATGCGGGTCCTCGGTGGGGGCTGGCGTCGTCCAGTAATGCTTAGACGCATGATGGAGGTAAAGCGCCGCGTCCGCAAGGTGGTTGTCCTTGCTGGCGTTCTCTTTGAATACGCCCCTAAGCCTGGCGCCCTCGTCCCATGTCAGCGCATCCCACTCCTCCACTAATGCGGCGTTGGCGCCACGAACCACCATGAGTTTCGACGTGCGAAAGTCGTTGTTCATGGCGGCAACGTGCTCCGCCTTCCCCAGCTTCTGAGCGAAGCGCATGGGGATACCGAACCTGGCGCCCATGCTCATGACGAATTGCTTGTTCTGCCCGTCGACCACGATGTGTTCGGGGCTGTACTGGCGGCGCCTGGCGTCAATCTCGGCGGCTAGCTCGTCCATGAGCATGTGCTTCTTCTTGAACGACTCCAGCAGGTAGCAGCGTCCGTCGTGGGGGTGGTAGGCACCTACCACGATGGCGGTGTCGTCCTCGTAGCCAAAGTCGACGCCGATGAGGTACCGCCAATGCTTGTTACTGAAGTCGTGGTGGTCCAGCGCGTTGCGCATCGGGTCATAGCGGTAGATACGCGCCTCCCGCTCGACAACCCACTTGCAAAGCCACTCCTGCTGGTAGCCGGGGTCCTCGTCTAGGTTCGGGTTCTCTGTCCGGCGCTTGACGAGGTACTTTCGAACCAGCTCCGCCATGTGCGGATTGTCGAACGGCGTCCAGGAGTGAACCGACCACCCCGGCTCCCGGTCCTTCTCGCGGGTGACCTTGTACCAAAAGCGCTCGCCCATGTGCTCGCCGGCGGTACCGGCAAGCACGATGACGCCGTCTTGGTCGACCATGGCGGGGCCGAGCTTGTTCTTTACCCAGCCCTCAAGGTCGTGCTTGATGGCCTGGCACTCATCGAAGACGACCTTCTTGTACTTGCCGCCTAGCGCCTTGTCGATTTGGCCGTCGCTGGCGTCGTCCCCGGTCAGCTTGATGATGCTGCGGTTCTCAAACTCCAGCGTTTGTAAAGTGCGATTGACCTGGACCCTGATACCGAATTGACGGCAGATGGGGTCAAGCATGTGCAGGAACGTGACGTTCCACGCGCTGTCACGGGTAAGGCCGTAATACAGGCATTTTGTGGCCGGGTTCTCGTGGGCGGTCTTGATGAGGTCCACGGCAATGGCCCAAGTCTTCCCCGAACGCCGCGCAACAAACGCCGCTTTTAGGGGGGACGGATCGTTGATGAACGCAATCTGCTTGTCGAAGCAGGCGTTCAAGAGGTCCGGCATCGCCTTGCGCCGGCTCCACTCGGCCAGGGCGCTACTTGGGCTGACTGCCACGGCGTCCCTCAACGGCCTTAGCCGCCTTCATGATTTCGGCCTCTAGCTCGTCATCGGTCAGCGTCCTGGCCTCATCCGCGCCGCCCTTCTCCTTGGCGCTCATGTTGCGGTCAAGGGCTGACATGGTTCGCCCGTACTCAGCGACCGCGTGCGCCGTGTCCTTGTTCAGCTGGCGGCCCACGTTCTGGACCTTGATGCGCAGCAGGTCCTCGTGAATCATTGCCACGATTTCGTCAATGACCTCAATACGCGACTTAGCCATTCGCCATCAATCGTTGTATCAGGTACGGGTCATAATGCACCGCTGTACGTGAGTTCCTGTTTAGCAGCGACTTCATACCCGGGAACGAGTGGGTGACGACGGCCATGCTCAGGCCCCCCGCGACAGTCTCCAAGAGCCGATGCTTGATGCCGCGCCCGTCAAGCTTGGCATAGGCGTAGTGGACGACCAACACATCGCCCATGTAGTCATAGATGATGTAACCAAGTATCTCCCCCGGGTCCTCGGGGAAGCAGGCGACAAGCACGCGGGCCTTGTCCAGTAGGTACGTTAGCACCTTGCCCTGGGGCCCGTAGTAGATGGTATGCGGCACCCAACACATGGGCCGCTCGCGCCTGAAGCTGAGGAGATAGCTGTTGCAGATGAAGTCTCTGTCGGCGTCACCCATGTCTCGGGCCACGAAGTCGAGATAGACCCGCGGCGGTCCGGTTGGCGTGGCAACGATACCGGTTGGGACCACTATAGGCCGAGCCTCTCGGCAAACTCATCGGCCAGCTTGGCGGCGTTCGGCGTACTGGCCAGCATGGCCCTCAGCGTGTCGGAGGCATGCCGCAAGGCGTGCTTGACGATGGTGTCGGCGAACTTCTTGAAGTCCTCGTTCGCCTGCGGCGTGTCCAGCTTCACGCAGGCGGGCAGGTCTAGCTCGATGTCGTTGGGGGTGATGCCGGGCCCCGCGATGCGTTCAACGACTGGCATTCAGCTTCTCCGCGGCGTCAATGATTCGGTGGATGCGCACCGTCAGGCCAAAGTCTGGCGAGCCGAAACGGCCAGCAAGGAACGCGGCCAGCGCGTTCTTGAGTGGCTCATGGTGCGCGTTGCGGATGTCGGCACACTCTGCCTCGATGGCCAATGCCAGCGCGTGCGGCGCCCAGTCGTACAGCGCCCCAAAGTCGTGGCGCCGCCCCGACATGAGGCCGGCCATGACCTCCGCGCACCCAACGCCGAACGGGTCGCCGTCAGGGCGCCGAAATAGGTGCGTGTAGTTCACGAATATGGGCGTGCAGACCTTGGCCATCCGCTCTACGTCGGCCAGGTTCAGCGCCGCAGGCTTCTCGATGAACACAGGTATCCCGCGCTTCTCGCATTCCAGGACCACCGGCAGATTGACGCTCGGGTGCGCTGCCACGCAGATGCCGTCAGGGTTACCCTCGAACGCCGCTCGCCAGCCAGTCTCTCGGTTGGCGATGATGGGCACCTCAGCACCGAGCTCCTTCAGCGTACGTACGATGTTCTGGCCCCACGGGCCGCGACCGATGACGTTGATTCTACGCGGCGTAGGCAAAGCTCCCCCTGTTTCGGTAATGGGCGATGGTGGAGTGAATGCCGCTATAGAATTCCACTTCCGGCGCCCAGCCCAGCTCCCTGAGGCGATTGCTCGAAACCTTGTAGCCAAAGTCGTGGGCCTTCCTGTCCTCGATGTGCGAGATGTTTGGCGACTGCATCCCAATGTGCTCGTAAATTCGAGCCACCATCTCCAGGTTCGTCAGGATGTCCTCACCGCCAACGTTGTACGTGGTATTTATAGCCCCACGCTCAATGACACACATCAGCGCGGTAATGGCGTCGTCCACATGAATGTACTGTCGGAAATTGAGCCCGTTGCCATGAATGGGGACTGGTTCATTGTGCAAGAGCGAATAGATGATACGCGGAATAAGGTTTTCCTTCTTCTGACGGGGCCCGTATACGTTGCAGCTACGAGTGATTTGATACTGAAGGCCGTGCGTCTCGTGGGCAGCCGTCACTACATGCTCTGCGCACGCCTTGCTAGCTGCGTATGGGTTACGTGGGGCCATGGGGACGTTCTCAGTCCAGCCAATCGCGTCCTTAGCTAGCTGCTGGCCGTAAACCTCGTCCGTCGAGACGTGGACGTAGCGTGCGCCGTACTTCAGGCACGCGTTCACCAGCGTCTGAGTGCCCACCACGTTGGTGCGCAGAAAAGGCATGATGTCGGTAATGCTGTCATCCACGAACGACTCCGCCGCGCCGCCGATGACGATGTCCGGGCGCTCGCGTTCGAAGATGGTGCCGATGGTGTGGGCGTCGGCGATGTCGGCGAGATAGAAGCGATAGTCAGGGTGCTCGAACCAGTTGGCCAGGTTGTACTGACGGGCCGCCTTGTCGACGCCTACCCAGCGGTAGCCTGGTAGCGTGACGGCGTGCCGGATGAAGTTCGAAAATATAAAGCCTAAAGTACCTGTGCAGAGTACCGTCTTCATTGCGTCCGGAATGGGTGGGGGATGACCAGCGTTTGCCCTGGGAAGCGCCGGATTAGCTCCTCGGCGTAGTTCCACGACGTGACCAGCATGCGGTCCGGCTTGACCGTGGCAATCGCGCTGGTCGGCTGGATGACGTGGCCGAAGTGGGTGCGCTTCCCTATCTTGTGCTCGTTGTCATCGAACACGTGCTGGATGTCGTTCCCGATGCCCCAATAGCTCAGGAGCGTGCACGCCTTGGCGGGGTAGCCCAGCAGGCCGATGGTGCCCGGGGTCGTCTGAATGACCTGCCGCGCTACGTGCCGCTCCTGTTCCACGATGCCGTGGAACTGGCGCACGGCGTCGTCCAGGTCCAGCGCCTCGGCCCGCAGGATGGCCGGCATGTGCTCCGACTTGGGGCGATGGCCCTTCTGCACGTGCCTGGCGTAGACGCGCAGGCTTCCCCCGTGGGTCGGGACCTCTTCCGCGTCGTACACGTCGAGGCCATGTTCACGCAGGAACGGGATAGCCGCCGTCAGGGTCCAGTGGTGGATGTGCTCATGATAGATGAGGTCGAAAAGGCCCCGTCGCAGAAGGGGCATCGCGTAGGCGACCTCGAAGATAAACGTCCCCTTGTCGGCCAGGAGCGCCTTCACGCCGCGCAGAATGGGCACCAGGTCCGCGTTATGGGCGAAGGCGTTATTGCAGGTGATGAGGTCGGCCTTGCCGCTCTCACGCGCGATGTCGCCCGCCACGTTCTCGTCGAAGAACTCGGCCAGCCTAGGCGTAGCACACGGGATATTCGCCGCAGGGTCGACTACGAGCGCTTTGCACGCGAATTGACCGGCAAAGAGTCCGTCATTACCTCCGACGTCCACCACGAATCCAGGTTGGAATCTGGCCACGAGGGCGGCGGCGTAGGCTTTGAAGTAGTCGCGGTTCGCCTGCGACGTGTTCGAAACGTAGATGTAGGAGCGATACAGCCGTTCAGGAGAAACATGGTGGTCAATCTGTAGGTGCTGGCACTTGCTGCACTGGACGAGGCGCAAGGGGAACTTGTCCGGCTGCGCGTTCGTGGGCAGCTCGTTAGCCAGCGGCGTTTCGCCCAGGTAGAGGACCAGCCGCGTGCCGGCTTTGCATAGGAGGCAGGTCACCACTCCACCCCCACCGTATCGGCCTCGTAGTCGCCGCCTGGCTTCATGCCGGCGTAGGAAATTATCAAGGTGTCCTCCAGAAACTCCGTGCGGTGTTCCCTATTCGGAGGCGTAAACACGACGCCACCAGTGCCCACGACAAAGTCCACATCATCTCCGCCGCCAACCGCTCTCTCCGTGTAGCGCATGCGCCCATTGATGACATGCAGGTAGTGCCAGTTGGTTCGGTGGTAGTGGTTGCTGCGAACGGTGCCCTTCGCGCTGTAGATAAACGCCACGTGCTCTACGTTGCGTATCTCCCCGCGCTCGTCCACGAAGTCAATCATTGCGCTTCTCCGGTAGCTGCAGGTCCGTCCTGACCATGGCGCCCTCTGACCTTTCCACGAAGTTCCGCATCCCTTCCCGTGTCTGTCGGTAGAAGTCCCTGTGCCCTGAGAGCATCTTGAGAGGCACCTGGACCGTCGTGCCCAGTAGCGCGGCCAGCTCCACCTCGCTTAGGCCGAAACGCTTGACCAGCGCCAAGCAGCGCTGGACCAGCTTGTCATTCTCAGAGATGCGCGCCGCGAGCTCCACCGCGCGCTTGCGTTGGCCGTCGTACCTCATGCGTGCCCCAGATTACGCTGGCATGTCATCCATACTCGCCCGTCAATGGACTCAATCGTGACCAGTTGGTCAGCGTCATCGTCCAGCACATCGTCCAGCACGCGCACGGTTTCGCCGGTTAGCTTGTACTTGGCGCACCGGATAGGCCGAACGGGCCCGTCCATGCAGGCCAAGAGTATCTCCATGGGAGTTCTCACCCGAGTCATGCGTGTTCTTTCAGATAGGCGTCCAGCTGGCCGATAGACTTGGCCCACGTGCGCTGCTCGGCGAAGGCGCGGCACTGCTGGATGCGCGTGCCGTCGAACGGCTGCGACAGCTCCGTCTGTTTCGTTGTCAGCCCACCAATTACGCAGTTTCGAAACAGCTCCAGGTTATCGCGCACTGGCGACGCGACCATCATGCAGCCCGACTGCCATGGGTCGTAGATGCTACCCAGACAATCCGCGTCGGTTATCACCGGCATGGTGTAGCTGGCGTGCGCTTCGAGGATAGAGACGCTGAACCCCTCGCTAAACGCCACCGTGTCGCACGGGTAGGCCATGACGCTCGCCTCGCTCAGCTCCTTGGCCATGCGCTCGCGGCTGACGGAGCCGACCCACTCGACACCCAGGCGCTTTAGCTTTGGGATGGCGTCTTTGATGTAGCGGCAGCGCTGGCCAAGTTCTACGACGTGCGGGTGGTACGGGCCACCTTGCGGCGTGAGGCTTTCTTGGGTGACTTCGCAGAGGGCGTCGTGGGACCAGTGGTAGAAGATGCGGAGGTGTGCTTCGGGGACCGCGGCTTTGATGTCGGGCCAACATTGCAGTAGCCAATGAAGGCCCCTGTCAGGCGAGGAACAGTAGACCACCCTCCCAGCAACTCGAGCATCTCTGTAGAGTTCAGGGTCGCATCCAAGTGCAAGAGTTGACCACTTACTCTGACGTGGACACTGACTCGCCACATGTTTGGTGTGCTGCTCACAGACGCCAAAGTAATGGTCCACGGCTTCGTCAAACCCAGGCTGAACGAACGAGAAGTCATTGAGCATCTGCCACACAACCTTGTGCGGCCTCCTGGGTAGGCCCATTAGCGGGTTGGGCTCGTTGATTGAGATTGCCGCGTCGAACGAATCGTCGATGCGTGCCACCTGGTCCACGGGGAGCAGTCGCTTCCAGTCGCCTGGGTTGGTGAACACCGTGTAGGCCCACACCTCGTGCCCCAGCTTCTCCAATTCCTGGCAGGTGCGGACGAAACACAAATCGGTCCCGGTCAGCCCGCGCGGGCTGGTCATGAGGCACGAGAAATCCAGCGGCCGGGTGCCGATAGAGAACGCGCCGAGGATGACGGCTACCTTCACTCCGTGCGGTCCCTTCGCGTCTTGTGCTCGTCCCTGTAGCGCTGCTGGCCCGCCTCGCAGTCAGCGACCACCTTGCGCCAATACGCACGCTCCTCGTCCTGCCGGGCCTTATTCATTGCCCACTTAGCGAACATGGCCAGCCCGATGATGCGCTCTAACCCTGGCGGGAAGAGGCGCCCGAGCTCATTGCAGAAGTCTGCCATGACCTTCTGCAGGTGTTGCTTTAGGGCGCGATTCACCAGCTCTCCCCCGCAAGAATCTTCTCGTACTCAGCCACGTACGCCGAGGCCATGGCTTCGCGTGAGAAGCGCTTCACAGCCTCGGCGCGAATGATGTGCGGGAAGCAGTTAGCCAACCACCTAGCCCGGTCCGCGAAGCGCTGCACCACATCAGCGTCCAGGCTCACGATGTCGCCCGTCACCCCCGCGTCCACAATCTCAGGCACGCTGCCCATGCGGCTACCCACGACCGGCGTGCCGCACGCCATCGCCTCGACCATCGACAAGCCGAACGGCTCCTGGAACTGCACCGGGTAGATGAGCGCTCGAGCGCGCCGGTACAGTTGGCGCTTGTGGACGTCGTGCGCCTTGTCGCCGGGTAGCCACAGGAAGTCGATGTTCCCGATGCCCTTGGCCATGTGCTGGGCTTCGAGGGCGCACGTGCGCTCGTGGTCGTTCGTCGCGTCGTCGGGATGTACGCCCGCCATAACGAGCCGCATCCCAGTCTCCTTGGCGATGCGGATGGCCAGCTCGTAGCCCTTGACCGGGTGCCATCGGTTCAGCCACAGGACGTAGTCATCTTTGGCGTAGTCGCTGGGGCAGTAGAACTCCGTGTCAACGCCAGCGCGGACCACGTGGGCGTTCTCCACCTTGAACCCAGGCGGCCCGCCCATGTCCGGCGTAGGCGTGCCCTCGTAGTCGGTGGCGCCGCGCAGGACACGCCCGCGCTGAGACTTGGAGAAGACGCATAGGTTCACGGGCGGCAGCGGGTCACGCCACGGGCCGCCCGTCAGCGTCATGCAGACCTTGCGCGGCTCGGGCTCTGCGCTCAGCGACAGCGCCACGACCTTCGACGTCGAGTGGTCGTGCACGATATCGAACGTGCGTAGCTCGTCGCGGTGCTTGGCCAGCGTCTCGTGCTCTAGCGCGTGGGGGGCGAACCTGCCGAACGCGCACGGCGCATGGTGCAGCTTGCCGAACGCCGTGCCCTCGGGCGCGAACATGGTGACGTCGTGGCCCAGCGCTTCGAGGCCCTTGGCCAGATCCAGGACGTAAATGTCGCCGGTGCGTGCGGCGTTGGGGATAGGCCACGCGTGCGAGGCGATGAGGGCGACTCTCACTTGGTCACCACCCGCAGCCCTTGGCGGCAACCATCGCGGTCACGACGAGAGCAAACACGAGCATAAGGATCCACCCGTCTTGGTCGTTCACTTGGTGGCCTCCACTGCAAAGCTATGGCTCATGCCCTCGTCCTGAACCTCGGGCGGGGCCGGCGTGTCGAAGGCTATTTGGGTGAAGCCTGCGTCCGCGAGCACGCAGCGCATCGTCGTATGCGTGTAAATGTGCATGTGCCCCTCGTAGTGGGTTTGGGTGCACTCAGGCCCAGCCGCGCCAAACATGATGTACGACAGCTTGTCGTGCGGCAGCGCGTCCTTGAACCAAGCCGGCTGGTCCTTTTCAAAGGCGCCAACATTGTTGAACCACTCCAACAGAATCTCCAGGTCCGGCGTCGTCATTCTCAACACGCCGCCTGGCTTCAGCATGCGCCGGCACTCCTGCAGAAACGGAATGACCTGCGTGCGTCGGTTCATATGCTCGATAGCCTGGCCGACGTAGATGAAGTCCACGCTGTTGTCGGCATGGGGAAACGGCGTGGTCATGTCCTGCGAGGTGACGGGGTCCTGCTCGGGGAACTCAGAGCACACGAACCGCGTCACGGCCGCCTGCTGCTTGGACATCTCGATACGCTCACCCGTGCGCAGGAACTTCCAGTAATGGCTAAAGTTTTCTTTGTCGTAATTGACCCAACCGGGATACGGGAAGATGTTTGGCCCGCACGCGATGTTCAGCTTGACCTTGTGTTCCGGCTTGGCGCGATAAGGCCTAGTCGGCTGATAGGGGTTTAGCGGGTGCGTCTTCTTCTGCTCGAGCAGGTCGAGAAACATCGCTTGCCACTCGAGGGCGAGAGAGTCGAGGGAGAAGTCTCTCACGGCAGCCGCCAATCTTCGTCGTGCACCTCTGTCGCGTACATGGCCAGAATCTCTCGGGCCCAGGCCACCTTATCTTCGACGCGCTGACCAAAAGGCTGGGC